TGTTCATATATCTTTATGAACAAAAATATAACATTTAATAAATGATTGTCAATATTGCCTTATATTACAAAAGTGCCCGATACTGTAAAAGTTGCAACTTTTGTACTACCTGGTGCACATGCTATAGTATTTGTACAAGGTGTAACTGATGCACAAATAGCATTTGGATATCTTAAAACAACAACGCCTGAACCACCACTTCCTGATGCATTACTATTAGATCCAGATGTTTCACCATTAGATCCTCCTCCACCACCTCGGTTAGTAGTTCCATTATTAGATGGTCCAGCTGCATTACCACCAGTTCCAGGGACTCCTGCTCCACCAGTTCCGCAAGGAGATGCTGCTCCTGCAGTTCCAGGATTATAAGCTCCACCTCCGCCGCCTCCAGCGTAAGATAAAGATGAACCTGTAATTGAATTTGCTATACCAGCTCCACCTCGTCCACCAACAGCAGATCCAAGTGTTCCAGGTGCAGTTGCTCCAACAGCTCCTCGGCCTCCGCCTCCGGCGCCACCAGCTCCTGGGCCTGTTGCTGCACCACCATTATTTCCTTGTGGTCCTCCTAATGGTGCTGATACGGGAGGAGTATTTCCTGCTCCACCTGCACTTGTAGCTGGGTTAACAGGGAACTTACCGCCTGATCCTGATCCACCTGGAGTCCCGTGAGGACTTGGTCCAGGGGCACAACCTACTGATCCACCACCGGTTGCAGTTTTACAAATTGAAGCTAAGGCTCCCGCACCACTTACTATAGTAGTGTTTCCACCATTAGCAGATGTTGCAATAGCTCCTGTCCCTCCAGGACCTCCCGCACCGATTGTTATATTATATGTTCCAGCATCAAAACCTATTCCAGCTGCACAAGAATTACAATATGAAAACAGTAATCCTCCGCCTCCGCCGCCACCTGTAATTTGGCCTGTTCCTCCGCCACCACCAGCAACCATTAAATAATCTGCTGTAAATGGATTAGGCGCAACTCCGCCTCCAGAACCAAATCCTAAGATTTGAAAACCAAAACCTTTTCTTTTTGATTTATCTATTTTTGAACCTTTGCCTCCAACACCGCCTTGGAGAACATTTATTTTATGGTCTCTCATATTCTATTCCTTATGCGTCGTTAGCAGCGTTCGTAGTAAAGAATAATTTAATTCCAAGTAATCTAGCATCAGCATTTAAATCATCTGCTGAGACATCTCTGGATACTTGAAAGAAAACATATTCATCTGCACCAGGTGATCCTGCTATTGTTACTGCTCCACTTTCAGCTGCAACATCTAAATCATTTGAAGTACCACTATGTGCTTTTGCTGTTGCAACAACTTGTGTTCCAAAAGCTGTGTTTAAGTCTCCGCTATCAGCTAAAGCTACCGCTGATAATCCCCATGCAGTAGTTCCAGTGTCTGTTGATGTTGCTGTAAAGAAAGCTTGAAAAGTTACTGTTCCTGCATTCCATGATTTAGGAAATGCAACTGCAAACTGTGCAAACTCATCAGAGTCTTTGTCAAAATCTAAAACTTTTAATTCAGGACCATTTGATAATTCCACTTGTGCAGCCTCTGCACCGTTTGTACTATTAGCATACATTGCTACTGCTGGAACCCATATAGTTTCTTTTCCTGCAATTTTAATTGCAGCTGTATTATCTCCTGCATCTACTGCTTGAGCAACTCCACTTCCGTTAGGAGATATTGTTATATTTCCATTTGCTCCATCTGTAATAGTAATATTACCAGAGTTAGTGCCTGAATTTGTATCTAAAACTAAATCTTGTGTTCCGCTTGTTGTAATTGTTGCTGCAGCTGAACCTGTACCAACAACTAATTCACCTGATCCTTTTGGTGATATTGCTAAGTCAATATTAGTATCTCCACCATTTGCTGCGATTAACGGATCATTACCCGTAGCTGCATTTGTAATTTTAATTTCATTAACAGCTGATGAAGTTGTACCAAATACAACTGATTCATTACCATTTGCATCTGCAATAAAACCACCATCTGCAAATTTTGGAGCTGTTAAAGTTTTGTTTGTTAAAGTTTGTGATCCCGTAAGTGTTACATCACCCATTCCAATATCAATAATATCTGGATTTGTACCATCATTTGCAGAAGCAAATACAATTTTAGTAGATGAAGGTGATACTGCAACAGTATCTCCAGATCCTGAAACGTATTTAAACGTTACATTTTGTGATCCACTTGTAGAATTTTTTAAAAAATAAAATGTTTGAACATCAATAGGTATAGTTACGTTTCTTCCTGAAGTTAATGATCCTGTAAATTCGATCATTCTGTGAGATAAAGTTGCACCAGTAGATCCATCAGATACAGATAAATCAGTATCTCCAGAATCTGATACGGCTTGTTGTGTAAATCCACCAGATATTTGTTCTATAATCTGTAAATTAGTATTAGTTTTTGTTCCCCATGTACCGGCGTTCTCACCAGTTGCTTGAAGTTCTACCCCTAAAGGTGTGTATGTTGATGCCATATTTTTATCTCCTATGCAGCGTCACTATAACTTGTATTTGATCCAGTTGCAACATTTGTATACGACGAATTTGAACCAGTGTCAACGTTAGAATATGCTTGAATTCCAAAGCCTGAAGCTGTTCCAAATCCAGCCACAGAAACAGTTGCAGATTGACCTGATATACCTAAAACTAAATCAGCAACAGTAACTGATCCAACTGCTGAAGTTATTGATTGACCTGTTAAACCTTGAACAACCGCTAAAGGATCTATTGATCCAACTGACAAAGTTGCTTGTTGACCTGTTAAATTTACAACAGGACTTGATCCAATACTAATACTACCAACATTTGAAGTTGCAGAAACTCCTGTTATTCCTACTACATCAGCAGGAGATAAAGAACCAACAGCTGGAGTTATTGCTTGACCAGTTAAACCTACAATCTCTTGTGTAGGGTCTATTGATCCAACAGATAAAGTTGCAGAAACTCCTGTTAGTGTAAACGTAGCGCTAATTACATGTGATACAGAACCAACACTTGAAGTAGAAGATACTCCTGTTAAACCCATCACGTCTGCAGGGTTTAATGTAAATATTCCCCAACCATTATCTCCCCAAGATGCATTACCCCAACCACTAGCACCCACATTTGATGTCATTGCATCAGGAGCTGTTAATTCAACCGTTAATCCTGATATACCCCAAGCCTCAAAATTCCAAGTATCTCTACCCCAACCTTGTTCAGGAAAAGCGATTAGATCTCCAAGTGATACAGTTGCTGCTTGACCAGTTAAGGTAACGGTTCTGTCTCCTAAATCATTCCACTCACCATCATTCCAACTTGAACCACCCCAACCTAATATTATTTCTGATTCAACACCCCAACGATTTACACTCCAACCAAATGCACCGTATGAGTCACCACTAATTGTATTTGCTTGTCCACCCATACCAGAATGAACAGAACAATAATAATATAAAGTTGGTGCTGAGGCAGCTACTTCTATTTGTGTGTAAGCTCCAGAAGATCCTGGAGTTCCATTTGTTGTTACACCGGTGGTATATTCACTCCCGCCAGAATGTGTTCCTCCGCTTGTTGTAGAAAGTCTTAATGGATGACCACTATTTGATGAATCAGATTGATCAAATCGAAAAGTTCCGCCCTCAGCTAAATTTAAAGTATCTTGTTGAACACCATCAATAAAATATTTATTTCCAGAGTCGGTGCTAACCACCGTTACCGTAAATGTTCTAGTAACGGACATCCGTCGTTACTCCTTTAGGCTAATCGTATGATTGCGTTAGTTGCGTCTGCTGTAGGGAATTGAATTGTAAAAGTTCCTGATGTTACAGTTTTATCGCCGCCAAATGCTACGACTACACATGCAGGGTCTCCTGAAGCTGAATCATTATATATTAAACAACCATTCGCTGTAAACGTTGCACTTGTATAACTAACATCACTAAAATCACAAACTGCTGTTGTACTATCAGATGTAGGGGTTACACTTGTAAGAGTTGCTCCACCTGCAGTGTATGCAGTTCCTGATGAATTTGTAATTTCATTTGATGTTGAATAAGCTGTTGTACCTGCACCTAAAGATGCTGAACTTGTATACAACGCAATTTTAAAAGTGTTACCAGTTGTTGCTGTAAAATTATGAACTCCTTTTAAAAGTTCTACTTTAAAACTTGTACATACTGCCGATGTTATTGCCATAATTTATTCTCCTACGGGTTTGCTGAGGTTATTGGTATACGAACAGCGCCATCAGTATAGTCATCTCTTCGTCTTCTACCAACTTGCTCGTTAGCAAACTTCTGTACCTCTTGTTTATATTTATTTTCATATAAAGTCAACATATCTATCGGGCCTTTTAAAAAACTATATGCCTCTGATAGACAGCAATATAATAGGCCATTTGGAAAGTTTAGACTTATATAATTAGTATCATCGTTTTCTAATAATGCAGGCGCAGCGTTAAAATGAACTCTAAATTTATAAGTGGTATCAGGGACTGGAGCAAACATCATTCTACCAGATGTAGTGTCAGATTCTCCTGTAGCACCACCAAACATAGCATAATATTTAGGTTGTCCTCTTTTTGCTGATTCTGTTGATGAAACGTATTCTTGTAAATATGTGATGTCTTTTTTTTCTAACCAAACATTAGCACCAGTCGTGGCTGACGTAGAATCATAAACCTGTACGCCTCTAATAAAAACAGCCCCTGCAGGAGCGTTAATTGTTTCTTGACCTGTAACTAAATTACCTGTTTGTTGCTTTCTATCTGCATCAATAGGCACATCTCTAAAAATTCTATACTGTGCATTTAAAATAATATTTTCTAAAACACTGTCTGATAAAACAGTTGAGTCTGTTTCAGTGTAGCTTTTAATTTGTGTTTTTAATCCTGATGCACTTAACCCTGCCATTATCCTATCCTCGCTAATTCTTTACATTTAGGGCAACGGTGTTTGTATTTATTGTGTTCACCACAAAAACCTCTAGGATGTAACATGACTTCATGTGCATCTATTTGTTCTTTAGGTGTAAACAAATTTTTTATCCAACTTACAAATTTTTTAATCATGCTTCTATTGTTATGGGTCCTACTGAACAACCATAACCTCCTCCTTTTATATTACCAGTTGTAGCAGTATCTGTATCAACTGTAAAATGAAAATAATTAGATGTAGAATAGTCTGTTGTTACAACTGCATCATTTTTATATAACCCAGTTGTAATTGCATATCCTGCGGATTTTGCGATGTTGGCACCTGTAATACCATCAAAATTTTGTGGGTTTGCATATGTAAAAGAACTACCCGCAGAAATAGTTGGTGGTCCTCTAAATCTATATGTTGTTCCACTAACTAATCCATGACCTGGAGAAAAAACATTTATGATTCTTGACCCCGCTTCATAAGTTTCAAAACCATCATCAGTTATTCTAACAGTCGTAGCTGGTTCCGTTCTATCTGTTCTAACGTTTCTTAACGCGATGCCATCAGCAGAAATAGGTTTTGGTTCTAATTGTGGTTGTTTAGGTTCAAACTCTGACACATGAACAAATGAACCATTCCATTCTCTAACCATTTCTCTATATGGAAACTCTACACCAGATCTATCTGATATTGCTTTTGCGTGTTTACCTGTTGCGTATTTTGCCATTATGCTCCTGGGTAATAAGCTTTTGGTGTTATGTATGTGCTAGAGGCTGAACCATCTTCTGCTAATGCTCTAGCAAATTCATCTTCATAAGCTAATTTCATAGGTTGAATTAATTGTGGTTGATATTTTTGTGCTAAATAATATGCGAGTCCTGATACCATACACGGCACAAATCTAAATGGAACATCTGTTGCATTTGTGTAATCACCTATATCTTGTATTCTTTTAATATAATAAAAATGCATATCTTTAGATGCATTAGTTGAATCTGGTGTTGGGTAAACATGCACTCTAACTTTATCAATAAATCTTTCTACCCAATATTGATTAGGTGTTCCTTTAGATAATTTGTTTGAAAATCCTGCGTATGTGGATCTATCTACTTTTGTCATCGGACTATCTGATTGCGTCGTTTGTGTTCTATTAGATCTTAATTGTGCTTCAAGGACATCAGATATACCATAGACTCCATTTGGAGTAGAGGTTGCACTTGTACCATCTCCACTAGATCTAAAAAAATCATATTCTGCTTGTCCTTCAATTAAATCTAAATCAAGCTCATCTATTTCCCAATAGTGAATACCTCTGTTACCCCATTCTTGAAATAAGATATTAAGAGATCTTCTTGCAGATTTTAATTGATAACCTGCTACAGAATTTAATCCAATACGTTCAAAAGCATCTTCTATTATTTCTTCAATAGAAAAAGTTTTATCGAACGTTGTTGTTCCCGAAGTAGTATTAGCCATTTAAACTCCTACGACTCGTAAACTTTAATCCATTCACAAACAATTGTACCTGTATCTCCGTCCGTGCAAGCTGGTAAAACGACGTTTACATCACCCGTAAAACCAGTAGCTTCAGTGTTTTTAAGTCCACCAAAAGATGAATAGTCATATTCCATTTCACCTGCTAAACTTTGAAATACTACATCTGTGTCAGCATCCCATTGCATTCTGATTGCATCTGCTGGCGCTGTTACAGAAACATTAAAACTAACTTTGTTTAGTCTTACAGTTTTGCAAGTTTTACCATTATTTGAATTTAATGCAGAAACATCAACTATTTTAGTTGTGCTTCCAGAGTTATCAGAAACCACATTGTAGTGAGTGATTAGTTTTTTTGCTCCGTCAAATATAGTTGTATTTAATACTGTGTCTG